TTATCTGATCTGTTAAGTGATGTCCCTACAATCAGATCTGAAACCTTGTTTGAGGACATGCCTCACTCAAGAGTTCCTATGAAAGCCGAACCTAAATGGGTTAATCAAGGCTTGTCTATTATTTATGTTCAGCAAGTTTGTTCACACTGCGGACATATTCATGTTCATTCCAATCCATTGATTTTAATGAATACGGCTTATGTCGCTGCTGATGGGACGGTTTTGAAGACTGAGAAAACTGCTTATCCAAAAACAATGGAAGAGATTGAGAATCTTTCTGAAAGAATTTCTATTGAATATTTAGAAGGTGAAGACATTCCTTTCTGTGAAGAATGTTTGAATGAAATGCAATGGGATGATTTTAAAAAATTGTTTAGACAGCAGCAGGAAAGATTGCAAATTAAACGTGCTGGTATCCGGTTGGAAAGAGAAAATGCAATCAGTAAAGCTGCTTCGGAGGCTGCGTTAAAAGAGAAGAAAGCTGCCAAGAAGGAAATAAGTCCAGAAGTTGCAGCGTTATTTGCTTCTATTGAAGACAATGATTTAAAAGAAGTCGAAACAATCGCACAGAGCGATGAGGAAGAAAACAATGGCTAATATCTTAATTAAAAATCCTACGGCAGAACAGGTTGCAATCGCAGAACGTATCCAGGCTGCAAAGCAAAAGGAAAAGGTTGGGTCTTTTGCTGTGGATGCAAAGGCAGGGTCAGGTAAAACAACTACCACTGTCGCTTGTGTGAATGTTATGCCGCCACGGTCTGCGATGGTTGCTTTTAATAAGAGCATTGCAGATGAATTAGAGAGACGGCTGAATGGCCGTTTCCCTGCATCCACTTTCCATTCATTAGGTCTTAGACAGCTAAGGGAACGTTTGCCTAAAGTAAGACCTGATTCACATAAGATTGCTCGTATTTGCAAAGACGATCTTAAATATGGGTATGGTTATCATCCTTATGCAGACGTTATTGAGCATATGCTGACTAACGGAGTTGGGATTGAGGATCTGAAAGAGATCTTTGATAAGGATTTGATTGTTAAAGCAGTCGGATATTCAGAAGCTATCCTGCCAAAGAATATGGAAATGGATCAGTTTGTTGATCGTGTTCAACATGTCATGAATATTATGTTTGATGATCAGCAAAGGATTTCTTTTCCTGAGATGCTCTGGTTGCCGTTGAGACTTCAGAAAGAGTTTAAGTGGCATATGACTGAATATTCGTATCTGTTTATTGATGAAGCCCAGGACGTAAGCCCTATTCGTTGGATGCTGGCCAAAGCGGTATCTAAATATCGTGTGCCTATCGGTGACCCATTTCAGTCTATTTATGGATTTGCTGGTGCTATGACCAGTGCATTTCAAAAAATGATTGAAGATGATCAGATGGATGTGTTAACACTGTCTACTAGCTGGCGTTGTTCTAAAGCAGTCATCGCAGAAGCACAGCGATTGATTGGAACTTGTATCTTTGCAAGTCCAGATGCAAAAGAAGGAGCAGTTAGAACCCTTCAGGCTGATATGGTTCTTGATATGATCCATGATTGGGAACGGCAAAACCAAGAAAGTCATGTCATTTGTTGTAGAACTAATAGTCCTTTATTCAAAGTCGCTATGCGTTGGATTAAACAAGGCAAACCGTTTGAATTAAGAAATGATATGGCAGACAGGCTTTTAAAATTAGTCAAGAAACTTGCCGATGGTGCTAAAACTAAGATTGGTTTTGAGCAGAATCTGCTTGAATGGAAAGAGGATCAGGAAGAGCAGTTTGCAGATGTTAAAGGGGTTTTAAACCGTATCAAAGAACAGTTTGAATGTATCATGACAGTTCTTCAGAATTCGGAAGACATCCCTGATGTGATTTTAAATTTTGAATATATTATTAATTCTAAGTCAGGGCCAATCCTGTCTACTATTCATAAAACAAAAGGTCTTGAATTTGATCATGTGTATCTTTTAAGACCTGATCTGTTACCTGCTCCTTGGGTAGATGAATCGGATGAGGAAGGTATGCAGCAAGAAAAGAATCTTGAATACGTGGCAGTCACGCGTGCCAAAGATACATTCACACGATTATATGAGTGAGGATTAAAATGAAAGCGAGCAATTTAAAAAGAGTCCAGTCTTTATTGGAAAAGTTGTCTTATATGAAGGAGAAAATAACTGTACTAAAATCGGATGATGTGCGTATTCAAGTAAGTGCCTCTGGGACTATAGGGGAAAGAAGGCACGATGTCGTAATTGTCCGAAATCAAAATATCGGATGTTTGAAAGAAGACGCTTTAAACCCTGTGATCAAACTAATTCTTTTACAGCAGATGGAGGAGTTAAAAGAATCGGTTGAGCGAGATCTCCAAGCATTAGGAGTAGACCCAAATGCCTAGATTGAAAAAGGATTATGTCAAAAGAACTATCAGTCTTGATGCTGATATTGATGCTCATTATGAAGAGCGGTTTTTTAATTCTGCTACTGGTAAACGCAGACATGGGGAACTCAGTGAGCTGATTAATAAGTTGCTGCGTTTGGAGATGAGGGCTTTTGAGAAGGCAAGTAAGAAAACTAAGGAGCTTTTAGATGAGTGAAGAAGTTAAGAAAAATCCGCTGGAAGTGATGAAAGATTATAGACGTCGGATCGTTGCTGGTGAAGATCTTTCTGATGAAGAATTGCGTGAAGGGATTGCTGCATTGCATCAATTCCGGACACAGCAAGCGGGTGTTAGTAAAGAAAAAGTCGTCAAGGAAAAGGCTGCGAAGCCTTCCCCTTCGACTGCTAAGATTACTAACAAGTCAGCAACCAGTTTGTTAGAGGACTTGCTGTAATGAAAATTAATATGGATGGATGGACGGCGGAGCTGTCCTTTCCTAAAACAATTGATAATACGATACTGTCAAGCTGGGCGACTTGTAAAAGAAAATGTTTCTTTTCACATTTCTTACATCTGCATCCAAAGCAAATCAGTATCCATCTTCATGCTGGTGCTGCTTATGCAAAAGCTCTGGAAACTTTGCGTGATAATTTTTATACTGTCAATAGTGATGCTTACAAGAACAGCGAATTGTCTCTTACAAGGGCAGTCCGCGCTTTGTTCGAAAGTTTCGGTTACGACGAGTCCTACGATGCGTATGCAGAAACAACAAATAAATCGTGCGAGCGATTGGTTGATGCGCTTATCGCATATGTGAAGCATCATCCGTTAAGAACGGATGGGGTGCAACCATTGATTGGGGCTGATGGTAAAGTTATGACAGAACAGAGTTATACAATGCCATTGGAAATGCTTCATCCAGATACACAAGACCCTATTCTGTATCATGGCCGTGCGGATATGGTCGTTGAATTCATGGGGGAACCTTTTCTGTATGATGACAAAACGACAAGTCAGTTGGGTGCTACTTGGATTAACAAGTGGGACTTTCGTAGTCAGTTTGATGCCTATACTCTTGGATTTAAAAAGTCTGGTGTTGACACTGTTGGTACTATTATTCGCGGTCATTGCTTCCTTAAAAATGAAGTTAAGTTTATGGATGCGATCAGTCGCAGACAGCAATGGCAGTTGGATCAATGGTTTGAAGATGCGCATCAAATCCTTTTTGAAATGATCATGTATTATAACAGAGCCAAAGAAATGTTTGAAGCTGGTCAGGAGAAGTTAATGCTTTATAAGCTGTTCCCTGCTACTGGACGTTTCAACGAGGCTTGCTCGGCGTATGCCGGTTGTGAGTTTAAAGCTCTGTGTGAATCACAGCATATCCAGAGACGATTAACTGATTATAGAATTCGTGTCTGGGATCCTACCAACCCTGAAAGGAGTGATACATAATGTTTAGAGGTGTGATTGAAGTTAAGTGCGGAGAGAAGGGGAAGATCCCTCGCCGTGGTACAGGCAATCCTGCTGGCATTGATTTCTATATGCCAGAGAGTGTTACGTTGGAAGCGTTTAAACCAGAAGCAGTCGATATGCAAGTTGCTGTCGATTTGCCAGAAGGTTTCTGTGGCCTGGTCTTTGGCCGCTCTTCTACACGGTATCTCTCTGTGAAGATGTCCAATGTCATTGGTCTTATTGATAATGATTATCATGGGAACATTGTCGTAACAATGGAGTATAATCCTTTGTTTCATCCAAAAGGGGGCAATACCTTGACGCTTGAAGAAGGTCAGTGTTATTTCCAGATGGTAATTGTTCCTTACTTTCAAGTGCAAGATATGCTTCTGGTTGAAAAGTTTGCAGAAGAGACTGGGCGAGGGTCATTAGCGTTTGGCTCATCAGACCTGATTACAACTGCTCCGAAAGTAAAAGAGGATTAATGAAGATGCCAAATCCGTATGTGGTCTTATCGCTTAGAGATGTGAAATCTTATGAAATAGAAAGACCTTCTGAGTTTGCTTTATGGACGCAGTTTGAAGTTCATTGTGATAAGTGCCACAGGATTTGGCTGCATACAAGTCCAGGGGAATACTACCATCAAAGAACTGGGGCTCCTCATTATTTTGTTTCGAGATGCCCTGAATGTGGTGGCGAGCCATTGAATGTTATAGGCTTAGTCCAACGTGGTGTGGTATTATTTGATGGCATGGTTAGCAAAGCTGACCTGACTAAACTTCCTATTCAATTCTATAAGGATCTTTTAAATGTTCGAAGAACGGATTAAGAAATTGCCAGATTATGCTCTCGGTTTTAATACGTTGCTGATTGGGAATGCTGGCTGTGGTAAAACGACTTCCTTGGCAACGTTAGTTAAATCAGGTCTGGAAGTGTTTGCTTTATTTTCAGAAGCGAATGGACAGACCAACTTCTTAAAAGCTCTGCGTGAAGCAGGGGTGACTGAAGAAGAAATGAAACGGGTTCACTTTAAGTATATTAAGTCTGGTAATACTGGATTTAAAGTGCTTGGTGATGCTGCTACTAAAGTTTTAAATGCGCCAGAGTTCGGCAAGATTGAGGGGGGTAGCCGTAGTAAATATGATCAGTTGGTTCAATTAATGAAGGCTTGCCAAAGTTTTGTGGATCAAAATGGTGTGGACTTTGGTGCTGTAGATTCCTGGGGAGCTGATCGTGTTGTGTGTTTAGATTCATTAACCGGTCTGAATGATATGGCAATGTCGCTGACCATTGGCGGCAAGCCCTGTGCTACTCAGCAGGACTGGCAGGTTGCAATGAAACAAGAAATGGATCTGGTTAAAACATTCATTGGTGTCCAGTGTTCATTTGTTATGACTGCGCACTTGTCACTTGAAAAGGATGAAGTGTCAGGTCGTTTGATTCAAGTGCCGATGGCATTAGGGCAGAAGAATGGGCCTGCCCTTGTACCCTTGTTTGGTGATATTGTTCTATGCGAAAAGAATGATAAACAGTTCACCTGGTCTACAACATCAGCTAAGACTGATTGTTTGAAGAACTCTTTCCTTCCGTTGAAGTCAGGGCTTAAACCGGACTTTGTGCAGATTGTTGATAACTGGTTAAAGGACAATGGGGTGTAAAAGGAATGCTTTTTTGTTTTAAAAAAGTGGTATAAATAATTTATTAGATAGTTCGAAAGTAGTTGAACGCGTCTAATAGTTTTAGTATATTAAATTCATGGCGGCACGTTGTTACTTCAAATACCTTTTGGGTCACTCCCAACTGAACAACGTGGCTTAGTCTGGCAATTGGTTACTACACTGTTCACTCCTTTGCATATGTAACCAATTGCCGCTCTTTAAACTCTAGCAAAAGTGGACATCTTAGGTAATCAGTGGGGACTGTTGATACGCTAATATCGAATCGCCTTTGATGTCTACTCTTGGTAGAGTTTGATTATAAACCTACTATATTGTCGGAAGACGTTTTAATTAAATTGATTAGGAAACATTACCATGAAAAACTTATCTAACATGTTCGTTGTTATCGCTTCTTCTTTCGATGCTAACGCTCTGCTGCATACTGCGTTACAAACAGATGAAATCAAAACTGAATTCGTACCAATCCCTGAAGGTGACTGGGAAGTTCAGTTCAAAGCTCCAAAGATTTCTTCTGGTGAGAAAGACGGTAAAGTTTGGGCACGTTTAGAATGTGCTGTGACCATCACAGACCCACAAGTTGCTTTAGACATGGGTATGGAAGGTCAAGAACTTGGCAGTACTTATCAAGTGTTCTTAGATGTTGACCAAGATACAAAAGGTCTGGCGTTTGGTGTTAACAAAAACATCCGTCTTGGTCAATTGTTCGAAGCTGTTGGTCTGCATGGTGAAGAAGCTTCCATTGCTGACATTGAAGGGAAAGTTGCGATTGCGAACTTCAAACACAGCAAGACTACGAATGGTAACATTCGCTCTGAAATCAGCAAAGTGTTTATGGCTGACTAATAAAAGCTGTAATGCCCATAGGGGGATCATTAGATCCCCTTTTTTGTCACTTGAAAAGGGAACGGATTAAATGAGTATCCTCACTTCTGAAATAGTCTTTATTAAATGTGAAGACATTAAAGTTAAAGAAGGTCGGCAGAGACAAGAGTTTAACACAGCCAAGCTCTTAGAACTTGCAGAGTCTATTCGTGATAAACAAATGTTGACACCAATCACTGTTCAGTCTCTTGAAGATTTGACTCTGGTTGCTGGTGAGCGTAGGTTGAAGGCAGTCACTGCTTTGCATAAGAAAGGTATGCAGATCACTTTCAATGGAGCGCCTGTTCCCGAAGGTTGCATCCCTGCTGTGTTAGCAGGTTCTTTGACAGAATTGCAGGCAGAAGAGCTTGAACTGGACGAGAATCTTAAACGTGAAAATCTAACATGGAAAGAACAGGCTGCTGCTATCGCCAGACTGGAAACGTTGCGTGGCAAACAACATGATTTGAATCCGACTGAAGTGGCCAAGCCGACGAACAAAAGTATTGCCCGTGAAATAGAAAAGTCCCAGGCCGAAACACACATCATGCGACAGGTTGCTAATCACCTTGATGACCCGGATGTGGCTAAGGCCAAAGATGCTCGTGAAGCTCAAAAGATTATACAGAGAAAAGCTAAAGAAGAGCACATTAAAAAACAGGCTGCCGCTGTCAGTCTAGCTTCTATAGCACACGATTTTAAACACATGGATTGTCGTGAATATGTAAAAGGTCTTGAAGATAATTTGATCTCTTGCATCGTAACTGATCCCCCTTATGGGATTGAAATGCACAAGGGAACTTCTTGGGATGGAAGTAAGCATGAGTATGAAGATACGGAAGAGTATTTTACTGAGCTTCTTACATCGTTGATTCCGGAATGGGATCGCGTTACTAAAGATGAAGCACATGCTTATGTCTTTTGTGACTTCGCTAAGTTTGAACGTGTCAAGGCAATCTTCTTATCATATAGAAAGCAGATCAGTGATGGGACTGTTTCTTTTAGACCTGAGTTTATCAATGATATCATTGCTTTCAACATGGGGACTCAACATCTTCATAAGAAGACTAAAGAATTTAATGATTGGTATTCTACCACTGTTCCAGTTTTTGATCCGATGTACTTGCCAATGATTTGGTCTAAAGGGAACGTTGCTTCTTATCCAAGAGCAGAACACTGGCCGCGTAAGTCTTATGAATGTATCTTATATCTAATTAAAGGGAATAAAAAACATAATAAGTTAGACCTTGCAGTTATTGATCATATTCCACAGATTCAAAACCAAGATCATCCAGCAGGCAAACCGGCAGAGCTTTATAAGTATTTGCTTAATCGCTCAACGCTTGCAGGGGACTCAGTTCTTGATTGCTTTGTTGGTCAGGGCAAGTTTTATGAAGCCTGTCAGGAGCTGAAACTGTTTGGCTTTGGTTGTGAGTTAAGTGACAAATACAAAGACTTAGCTTTACTAACATTGGAAAATCTGAAAGGATAACGCTATGCCAGTTACCTCAAGAGATATTGAAAATGTAATTACAAAGTTTGAGCCCTTCATCAAGGGCTCCTCTGATATTCTTATCATAGGAGATACCCCAACTAAAGACAATATGATTGATGGTAAACCATTCACTGGCAATGGAGCTAAACGAATTGCAGCGATGCTGATGAACATTGGTGTCAATTATTATACAGCTCACAAAGCAGTCTGCCTTGATTACTGGCCTTCGAACGGTGATGGTTTTTCTGAAACATTCTCAACTAAGACAAAAGCTGCTCAATTTAATGCTGTTCCTTATGGGTCTTTGTGGATAACACAACATGTCAAAGATTGTTTTGAAAAGCTGGACGCTTTCATTGATGAAGTTAAGCCAAGAAAGATTCTTGCACTTGGAGGCTTCTCTTTGTTTGCTTTGACAGGGGAAACAAGTATCTCTGCTTGGCGTGGATCTGTTTTAAGATATGTAACAAAGAATGGGTATGGGTGTGTCTTGCTTCCAACATACAATCCAGTCACCTTGGAAAGAAAACAAAGTTGGGCGATCCCTTTACAAAGAGACCTGTATCGTTTCAAAGATGACAATTTTGCAATGCCTGAGTTTGATTTTTTAGTCCGTGGTACTTTCGATCAGTATAAAAAAGAGTTGGATAAAATTCTTTTCGATCTTGATCATGCGGTTGATTATAAGATCAAACTGGCAGTGGATATTGAGACACAACGATTGCCTTACATGACTGTCTGCGGTATTGCAACATCGAAGACTAAAGCAATTGTTATTCCTTTTGTTCGTTTTGATCAACCGTCTTACTTTACAGTAGACGAAGAATTTGAACTTGTTAAGCTGCTTAAAAAAATCTTAACACACAAGAACGTTATCATTCGTGGACAGAATTTTCAATTTGATTTGCAATACTTTGTTGCTAACTATGGGATCAAAATCCATTTCCATCAAGATACAATGGTTATGGCACATGCTATCTGGACTAAGAATCTGGAATTGAACTTAGGCTTCTTGGCATCCATGTACTGTGACTGGTATCGTTACTGGAAAGATGATGGCAAAGACTTCCATAGAAAACACAAAACAGTCGAAGAGGAAAATAAGTATTGGCTTTATAACGGATACGATTGCTGTTATACGTTTGAAGTTGCTGACGCTTTAGAAGAACACTGGGAACATGAAACGGACTTACGAAAAGAACTTTTAAAATTTCAAACTAAGATGCAGAATAAAGTAGTTGAACCTGTTCTTCGTGGGATTCGTTTTGACAGGAAGAAGCAATTCGCTTTTGGGGCCAGGCTAGATCAGCTTGCCAAAGAATATGAAGATTGGTTTGAATACATGATCCCAAACGCATATTGCTCTATGCAAACAAAATCTCCGTGGTGGAATTCTCCGACTAAATTGGCCAATTTACTTTATAAACAATGGGGGATAGATCCTGTTATTGAAAAGAAACGTCCAACCACTGGGGGTAAAGCTCCTAGTATTGTTGGGGAAAGGGAGCCTTTATTAAAGCTGGTCATGAAGAAACTTGATGAATACAGATCCATTGAACAATATCGTTCTCTTTATATTGCAGCTGAGCCAAGCCCTTCTGATGGACGAATGCGTACACAATATATGCTCCCTGGAACGGATACCTTTCGTTTAGCATCTAAGAAAGATGCTTTCGGGTATGGTATGAATCTACAGAACATAACTAAAGGTGATTGATATGATTAGCAGAGCAGAACTTTATGAAGATGATTGCTGTGATGAAGAGATTCAACGTCTGGCAAGAAAACGTTATCAAAGTCAATTAATAAGACATCCTGATTGTCGTGACCCTGATCATCCTGGATGTTCGTCTTGTTTACCAGAAGATGAAGACTTGGGAGATGAAGAAGATGATTCTTGATATTAATGCTAAACCTTTTCAAGCTCCAGCAATTATTATTCCTAAGAGACCATCGCTAGATGGTCTTCCCAATGTTAAAGAGTTGTTTCTTCCTGATGCAGGTTGGATCTTTGGGGATGCCGACTTGCAGCAAGCAGATGCTCAGGTGGTTGCGTGGGAAGCTGGTGACGCTTCGTTAAAACAAATCTTTCTTGATCCTGATTTGGATCTGCACACAGAAAATGCTAAAACTATTTTTGGTTCTTGTCCTAGCAAGAAGCATCCTAACAGAAAGAAAGCGAAGGCAGGTGTCCATTCAGTTAACTATAATGTGTTTGCAAAGACATTAGCGAAGACGCTTGGTTGTTCCGTAGAAGAAGCTCAGCACTTTATTGATGTTTGGTTTAAGGCACATCCATTAGTTAAGGAATGGCATAGACGAATTTTCAATGAAATGAAAGGTCGCAAATACATTGAAAACAGATTCGGAGGACGTAAACAATTTTACGATACCACTGATCATGGAACTGCATTGAGCGAAGCCTTGGCATGGATTCCACAATCAACAGTTGCTATCGTTATTAATAAAGTCTGGGATTATATAACTGATAATGCTGACCCAAGAATCCTAAGAGTCTGTATGCAAGTTCACGACTCTTTATGTTTCAACATCAAACTAGGACATCTTGAAGAAGCTCTTTATATAATCAAGAAAGCATTCGACTCTGTCGTTGTTCCGTATGATGATCCTTTAGTTATAGGATCTTCTATGGCAGTCGGAGCTAATTGGGGTCACGTTGAAGATATATCTTGGGATGGATACTTAATTGATGATGATACCGGACATGTTACTAATGAACGTTGTATCTATATGAAGGCTGCTTGATTGGTTAGATGGGGATTGGTTAAATAAAAAAATCCCTACTAATATAAGGCTTTTACAAGGGTTGGTTATAAGGTAGTGTAAGTGTTTAACTTTATAATAAACCCTTGTGATTCACTAGGATAAACCGTATGAATAGCACGAATGCCGCCCCACTAAGCCAGCATAGATCACTTGAAAACTGGCTATCGGCTTATGTGTCCTACACCGATGACACGGAAGCTCCGAGAGAGTTTCACCTTTGGTCAGCTATATCAGCAGTAGCTGGAGCACTTGGTAGAAAGTGCTGGCTGGATATGGGAACCTTTACTCTATACCCTGCATTTTATATTATCTTTGTCGCACCCCCAGGGATTGCAACCAAGTCAACAACCGCTGGTCAAGCGATGTCTTTGTTAAGAGAGTCTAAAGCTATTAGACTTTTCCAAGGATCTATCACATGGCAAGCAGTTCTTGACGAGTTACAAGACTGTGGTGTTCAAGTTAAGATTGGCAGCACTATGCAAGCAATGTCTAATTTGCAAGTGTTTGCTTCTGAACTTGGAGTTCTTTTAAAGAAAGACGATACAAACATGGTTGACTTACTTGTCGACTTATGGGATGGGTTGCCCCGTTTCACAAGACGTACTCGTGGTGGTGGTATGATTGATATAGCTAGACCTTTCATTAACCTGATCGGTTGTACAACTCCTGCATGGCTGTCTTCATATGCAGAGTCTTATATGATTGATGGGGGTTTCTTTTCACGAGCCATCTTTGTTTACTCAGATCATAAAGATAAGATTATAGCCTATCCAAGAGAGAACACTCAGGTAGAATTGAGAACAGCTCTTGAAGATGATTTAAAAAGAATAGGACAAATGCGTGGTACATTTGTTTTATCTGATGAAGCCAAGGAATGGGGAACCGTTTGGTATGAAGAACTCTGGAACAACCCTCCCGCGGAATTAGCAGCGGATAAGTTTCAATCATATCGAAGTAGACGACAAAGTCATTTGCATAAAGTTGCTATGGTTTTGTCTGCTGCTGAAAGTAACTCGATGGTAATTGATGTCCATCATATGGTTGCGGCTGAGCAGATGCTTATACTTGCAGAAGGGCACTTGGCAACTATTCACGAATCAATCGTAACGAATGAGAAATTACAAGCATATAGATTGATTGTTAAAGCTGTGGATAAAGCACAACGAATCGATAAGAATAAACTCTTTAAAGACTTGGCACTTAAACTTTCTTATCAAGAATTTCAACAAGGGATTGAAGCTGCTGTCTTTGCTGGTGAAATAAAAGCGTTGATCGGCTCGACTGGTACTTCATTGACATCTGTGAAGAACCCGCCGAAAAAGTGAGGTGGTTATTATGGAAGGATTGATGTTCTTTTTATTCTGGATAGGTTTATTTATTTATGCTTATTTTGAAAGCAAGTGAGGTTAACATGGATTTAAAAGAGAAATGTTTGATTATCCTTTACAAGATTTGTTTCTTTTTTGGACTCAGTTTTATAACTTTTATATTCAGTTTTGCCATTGTTCTCTGTCACAGTGTCGACCATCCGGAGGTAGATTATAGAGTTGGAACTCTTTTGTTGTTTACCTTAATTGAATGCTGTCATGTCTTCTGGCTAGCCATTATGAATTTCTTTTCATACGAAAAACGCTTGTCTTGACTTTTCGCCTTACCCTCTGTGGCACGCCATGCGAGCTTAGCATTGGCGAATCGGAAGTGCAAGGGTCGGGGCTAGCTTCGCGTCGCCCCTTCTGCCCTTGACTTCCTTCCTGCTCAATGCTTTCGCTTCGCTGCCGCCACAGGGGAAAGCTACAAGCCAGCCCCCGCGTTATTACTACTCCCCTATAACTGGATATGCAGACTTGATAGATGTTTCCAATGCTTTGGTTTTTCTATCAGGTTTGCCAGCTTCACGTTTACGCATCTCAACCATACGCCGTCTTGCAGAAGCATTCAGGTCTGACTGTTTGATTTGCATACCCCGCAGTTCTGGATTCTCCCTTGTGGCTTTGTTGAAGTTACGGACTGTTTCTCTGATATCAGCCATCCCTTCACGGTTGCCGTTTCGTTTTGCTTCGAAGTAGTCCTGCATTAAAAGGGTTCTGCGTAGAGCATAGTAAGTTGTCGCCTCCTTAGCTGCGCTAATCTGGTTGTATTTCTGGTTAACAGCTGTCGGGGTATAGCCGAGCATTTTCAACGCAGATGCTACACGGCCTTCAGTATTAGACAGGTCATACATAGCACCCCCTTTATTATACTCGACTTGCCCTTGGCCTGCCCAGCGTGCCCCAGTCATAGCATTCTTGATGAAGGTTGGCATAGCTGATGCGACTTTCTTATAAGTGTCTGGGCTATCAGATTCCATAGCTTTATAAAGCTGGATAGGAATGCCAGCAATCGGACCTAAGACAGCTTCAGCCATTTTACCAATCTTCTCATCTGCATTGTCTGCGGGTTGCATAGCGGCTTGTGCCCACGGGAGCATGTAGCCAGCAGATAAAGAACCTTGAACGTCTACGTTTGGTATTGGAGCACCTAACAGACCGAATAGATGTAGAGGTCCGAGTCCCCATTGAGATGCCATACCACGCATCAAGACATCTGGATTATCTGTTATGCTTTGCAACATCTCACGCAGATATGTCCTTGTATCTACACGAGGGTCTGCTGAACCAAACAGTTCACGGATCTTAGTACCAAGTATATCAATCATGTCCATGATGGTATCGCCAAATGGCAAACCTTGTAAACCAGCAATGAGACCTGTCATAATGAACATACGCATCGCGGTTTTAGCACCAGCTCCCCCGAAGTACAGGAAGGCTGAATGCTGTAGGTACTGCCAGAACATGAAGATGACGGATTTCTTACCACGCATTAACTCAGCTCTGTTCCATTTAGCATATTCAAATTGGGTAGTCTCAATCGCTTGGCGTGACATCTTAGTCGCAGCTTCTACACTGTGGCCTTGTTTGCGGGCTAGGTTGTAGGCAGCCAATGCTGTCACGTTACGGTTGAACTTTTCACCCATTCTGAATAAGGCTCCAGAATAGTACATCGTTTTGTTGAATGCTGATTGTAAATCCATGCCCGGAACTAATCGGCGAAGTGCGCCACCTTCGGCCAGGCCAGCAAGTTCGGTAGCCATAGATTCATCGATTACACCAGCTTCACGCAGCGTATCAAGCAAGTTGGTTTCTTCTTCACTTAATGATCTATTGCCCCGCATATGGTTGACAAAACGTTTCATACTAGAAAGGATTTCACTTGATGCTTGGACGTTCCCGTATCTAGCCCCAAGGAAAGGGAGGGTGACCAGTGGGATCTGTGTCATGTTAACAGCAGCCGACTTCACATTGAAACCTAAGTACCAAAGGAAGCCAACTGCTCGTAACGTTGCCCAGTCGTTGTCAGGTTTCATCAAATACTGCAAGTGACGATTATAGTAATCGCGTAGTCTTGTAATATCAGACAAGTCCTTACCAACGCCAAACTGTTCAGCATCTTTAATGAATCGATCCATTTTGTTAACTGCATCAATCAAGTCCTTAGCGTGTTCCACGCGAGCTAAATGGTTACCTGCCATCAGCATATAGTTTGCATATACACGGATAGCGTCCTCTGAGTAACCAGCAATACCCCGACGTTTTTTCAAGTGTTTGAGGAATCGTTTGCCTGGACTTAAATTAAGTTTGGCAGCCTCAACAACTTGTCGTTGTTCTTCTGTCAGCTCAACGTTTTCTAGTAATTTGTCAATCATTGCCTGTGGCATTGCTGTCACTGCAAAGATTTCGGATGGCATCTTGTTCTGGTTGATTGCAACACCAGCATCTTTTGCATCCTTCAAATTGTCTGCAAGGAATGATTTCGCTTCTTTCTCTGAGTCGAAAGAATAGAAGCCGAGAGTTTCTCCTGCTTTTGACGCGACAGTTCCGTCCCATTCTTGCCCCTTAGCTTTAGCGACAACCCGAACATAGTATTCGCCTAGACGACTTCTAGGGAAATAGTGTTTATTTCTAAGTTGGTTCATTGACTTTTCTAGGTTCTGCAAAGCTGTGTACAAAGGATGGAACACAGAACCTTCGACTGTTGTATTAAGAATCTCTTGTCCGGTAAGCTCTTCGATTAAGGCCATGCGGGTTCCTTCGTCTGAAGCAGCTTCCCAGTCTTCACGGAACTTACGAGCCTTAGCAGAATCATCTGTATATGAACGGGCATATTCATAGATGAGACCGTGTTGCATATCATTCAATGTGTCTCTGAATGACTTGTCAATGTTTTGCCATGTTTGGTATTCTTCATCAGTTAACTGCAACTTAGTCCGAAGCTTGGCAATTTCATTAGGGCTCAAACGTCTGCCAAGTTCATCAGAAAGTTCAGAGGCTTCAAAGAGCATTCTGGAAACACGACCAGCACCATCCTTTTTAAGAGCTTTCCATTCCACTAATGTATCTTGGGCACGTGATTGGTAGCTTGCTTTTGTATTAGCATATTCACGAACAATGTCCATGTATTCTGCTGGGAGTTTGTATCCTGTTTTTGCAGCAAGCTCAGCGATTTGAATTGGAGTCAGTAGATTGCTTAGGCGCATGAACCCCATATGCAAATCCATATGCTGCTTAAAGTTGGATGCTTGTTTCTTGAGACCTAGTTTTTCAAGAAATGCTCCCAGTTTTGATTCGTGTGTGTAGAGCAAATCATCTACAGCTATACCACTTTTTTGTTCTGAAAAAGAGGTAGAATTCAACTGTTGGGATTTAGTTTCAATACCCATTGCTTTCAAATCGGATGCAAGTTCTGCTGTCGTTTTATTATCCAGTTTATAATCTGTATAAGATTGACGCAGCTTGCGAACCTCTTCCTGTAAGAAAACTTTGTCCATGAAATCTTTGAAAGATTCTTTGGTCTCAGAATACTTTCTAGTTAAACGGAACAGCTTACGCATCTTATCAAGAGCTTTGCCAAAAATGCTTTCCATTCCTGCTGTATAAGAGAAAGACTTGTCAGCTGTTTTTCCTTGCATATAGCGACCAAATTGGTTGGCTACGAATTCATCAAAAGATGTTTCATACCAAGCCGTCTCTGGATCCATCTTGCCAAGTCTTTGTGACATCGTAGGAAGACCATACTGGGATGTGTCTTTCCCATATTTTTTGATTGATCTGTAAATAGATCCGGCCCCATCTGATATGTGCATCATTTCTAATTCGTTGTTGTTGCTCATATCTGTGAGGAATTGTTTGTAAGCCTGGACTAATGCTTTCTTCTCTACTAAAGATGATTCTTTTTGAAGCATGTGGTAGAAAATCGCATGTCCCAATTCATGGTTGATTGTGAAAAGCTTAGTTAGCTGTCCTTCAAGAGTGTTGATATCTACTTTGGTTTTATCACCATATCTGGCTTTTTGATTTAGTTGGATATAGTGATCGGATACCCCTGCATTAATATTGCTTCCTTGCACAGTCATAGACATAGGGTCTATTTCTGTCCCTACAATGACACGCATCTTGTTTTTAAGACCGAGTTTGTCTAAGATGGAATCAATATGTTTAGCAGTCTCTTTGAAGTATGTCTTATCTGTTTCACTGTCTTTATCGGATATTGAAGCATGAGCACCTGTAGGAAGCTTTGAAAAGTTCTGATGGTCTTTTGGGTCAAAGACCGCTTCTGTGCCATCCACATCTGTATAGTGAACTTTGGCCCCAGCCATCGCCATAGCATTAGTTACAGCTGATGGGGAGTTTTTATCTACTTGAGCTTCTGTCGGAGCTCCAGCCCCTTTCTGGACATTGGCTCCGTAATGACCAGCCTGAACATCGAAAAGACCAGAAAAGATGTTATCTGCATCTATTAAGTCAGCATCTGTTTGACTTGCTGCTGCTGTTAAGCGATCGTCAATTTCTTTAATCTTTGCGAGACGCGTTCTTACTTCATCAGCAAGTATCTTTTCTGGGTTTGGTGCAAGCGCTCTAGTTTGGTCATCTGACCCAACTTGGACAAGTTTGCCACCAGCATATTTGAAACCGGAGCCAATTGCATGTGTGCCAGACCCTGCGATAGATCCACCGGCAAAACTTTCCCATAATTCATTCTTTTGTGCATCGTCAAGATGGGACAGGCTTTCATCTTTCAGTATCTTAGATGTTAAGATGTAGTTATATTGTTGAAGGGTTTCCGTCGTGCCTTCTGTAAGTGCCGTAGTCCCAAGGTCTTTGCCGGTTGATAAAGCCTTACGGATCGTTAAAGTTGCTGCTTTAGCAACCTCTGGCGCTTCTTCTGCCAGTTCTTTCTGAGCTTTACCGATTAGTTTTCCTAAACCAAGTTGTTTGGCTATTTTGAAAGGAGTCGCTGCTTCCAGTGCGGTGTTAGGGATTGTTACTGCTAAGGCTGCCATTGGATCGTCTTTGCCTGTACGTTTGCGGATATCACCTCTGGCTTCACCAAACATCTGGAACGCAATTGCTCCAATACCTGCGACTGCCGCTACAACAGGACCACCTCCTAATAGACCTGTCCCTGCGGATGCCGCTGCTGGAGCTACCCAGTTTGGAGCATTTTCTACAATGCGCTCACCCGCATACTTTGCAAACGATCCAAGGGAATCGACTGATGCAAAGTCGGGTTGTGCTGATGGATACTCTTGTGCAGCAGTCTTTTGCAAAGCTTCGGCAGTATCGTGAGCACCGACCGCTTCTGCAATGTTGGCTGCATAATTATACCCACCGCGCATAATAGAGTCTGTTACAGAGAAATCTTCTGCTCGTGGTTGAACCGGTTGTACTGGAGCTTCTGGTTTCGGGGCGGCTTCCTGCTGGCGAGCGGATGCAAGAAGCTGCTGAGACATATCTTTAAAACTAAGTGCTTTTGTTTGCTGCGCAGGTTGCGCTGTCTGGGCTGTCTTGGCTTGTTCAGCTTTCAACTCGCCCAGATACTGATCTCTGATTTCATTAAATGTAGCCATGTATTACTCCGGACTTACGTCACCATAGATTAATGAATAGCGGTTTGCGATACTAGCCGCCTGTCGTTTACCATCAGCGGTTGTTAAATCTAACGCTTTGAGTTCCTCTAAGAACTGCTGTCTTGCATCTTCTGTAAAAGTTGCATAGTGACGGGCATCTTCTGGAAGTGCATCATTAAGTTGTCTGCGAGCTTCGATTGGGTCATCTAGGTTATAAGACAAGTCTGTTAGCATCTTAGCATAATCCTTAGCAGAGACTGCATCTTTGCCAGTCTTGCCATCCTTCATCTCTTTATAGATTTTAGATGCTGCTGCATTCAGTGAACGAATACGTGCTTTATCAACATCGATCCCAGATGCCGCTGCATCTGCTTGAGCTTTTTGCAATTTGGCAAGCGAGTCTGCACGTTGTTTATCGATTCTTGTTTTATCCTCATCATTGAGAACTTTACGATCTTCACGTTTATTCTTGAGATCGTCTTGAGAACGTTGATATTGTTTCTCTTCGGTTGCAGCCTTAATCCCAGCTTGCCGTGTTCCTTCTTGGAAGAACTGGCCAGCTCCTTGTGCCACAGCTTGACCGCCTGCCATATTGTTTGCTAGACCAGAACCAAAACCAAGCAAAGCCATTTGTACTCGAGGATCTGTAAAAAACCCAGCTAAACCAGTCGGTGTTTCAGCAGAAGCAGTTGGAGTTTCTACTTGTTGCTGAGGTATATCCCCTGGTTTAGATTGGCCAATGAAGCCTTTAGCAACATCCATGATAGTTGATGCTTGTGATGCAGCATTAACATTTGCAGTCTGGTCGTTGTTACCTTTCGGAGTATTTGCTTGTTTCTGTGCTGCAATTTGCTGATCAGTTTTGGCTCCTTTTTCTGCGACTGTTTCTGTTGGGGTGGAATCAGTTACTTTCTGTTCTGTTCCGTAAGGGGTCATTCGAACAGGCTTTGAATTATCAGAACCTGACTGGGATTGTGCATTACTAACTGAATCGATTAGTTTCTGAAACCAAGAACGATCATCTGCTACACCGTTAGTTCTGGCATCAGCCAGGCCAGACAGAATGTTTGTGCTAGTCGGCAGAGGCTGACTTGGTGTTGGGAGCAGATTGTAGAAAGGGGTCACCGTATTGTTTGGGATAACCTGACCACCTGCTAATACTGAAAAGGGAGAAGTTGCCATTAGAGTAGTCCTCCATTACTCATACGATACATAAGCAAGTTTTGTAACATAGGGTTCATCTGATTGGTTGACCCTAAAGGACTTGCCTTGGTTGCTTGATTATTTAGATAAGCTGTATTGTTTTGAAAGGCATCTGTAGGTTGCCCGTCAGCGTTAGCTGGGGCTGCTGATCCAGCGCCTAAGCCTTTCATAAGCTGGCCGCCTAGCCCAGATCCCATTAAACCCATCAATGGATTTGAAGCACCCCCTTGCTGTGGATTATTGCCATTAGCAATTATGGATGCAAGATTTAGACCTATTGCAGCATTGTCTGGTGTAAGTAGACTTGTTAAAGCTGTTGGTAATGTCATAATTTAATCCTTATAAAAGACCACCTAGACCACCAATGGTTCCTCCAATTGCGGTTCCCCATCCAGGCATAATCATTGAACCCATTGCAGCTCCAGAGGCCGCACCGCCAAGAACAGATTTAGTTCTTGATGTCCCTCCGCCAGATGTGGTAGAAGAGGAGTTTGTTCCAGGGATCATAGAACGAATAAGCTCAGCATAATTTGTTAAGTTCGATGCTGGTGCTGCTTTTACTGCGTCCGCATAAGCGTCTTGTGCGTTACCGACTTGTGAATATAATGTAGTTGGGGCTTGCATCAAATCAGTTAAAACAGATGAGTAGTTTCCTGCTAATTGCTGACCAGCTAATGTGTTCTGAACATCTTGTGCAAGTGCTCCATATTGTAATTGAGCATTTGTGTTTAAGATGTTTTTGTCTAGTTCTGATTTTGCTAAACCTTCTGCAATGCCTTGCCGTGAACCACCAAACTGCCCAGATGACAAAGCCGCGTCTTCGATAGCCTGATTTGTCACATTAGCATATTGTGATTTCAAATCAGAAGATGCAGCGTTCATAGCATCTGTCAGTTGTTGTGATCCACTCAACTGTTGTTGATTAGACATTGAATTGTATAAATCTTGAAACTGCGGAAGCCATTGATTCTGGAGATTATCAGCTGTGTTAAGAGCCATCTTTTCAGCTGTCGAGGTGGTAGCTGATTTAGTTGGAGTTGGGCTTAACTGACCCGAATTGTACAGCTTTTCAGCAGTAGGTAGGATGCCGACAGTCCCGCCCTGTCCATATAAATACGGTTCAAACTCAGGAGGGATTTCTACTTTGGTGGACGTTGTTGATGAAGAACCTCCACTAGAACCCCCTGCTATTTTTAAAAATAGATCTTTAATCATAAGACCTCCATCTTGTAAGCAACATAACGAGTTTTTATCCCGTGGTCTCTAAAGACCTTTGACCAACCAATCCTGCCATATGTTTCGACATAAGAACAGCCAAGTTGTTTTGCTAAATCTGTTGTCATAGAAATAAATTTGTCTAATTGTTTTAGAACACCAGCCCCTTCCATGAACATAACAAGTAGATATTTATTATTTGTTTCTAGGCGAACTTCGTATCCGACAAGGGTATCATCTATGTTAAGGATAAAAGCATGATCGGTTTCAAGATTATAAAGGAAAGTGTCTAAATCGAAATGTGCATTTCCTTTTCTAGCAGCCCGCTCTATTCGCAGACGAAGCTGATCGTCAACACGCATATCAACCCCCTTTGAGAATACGTTGTTTAATGTACTCTAAAGCAGCCCATCCTATGAAAACTATAAATGCCCATAAAGTACCCTTGGCGACCGTTAGCTTCAACTCTCGAAACAACTTATCAGATTCATCTGCTCTTGCAATCGCTTTCTCGTGGTAAGCTCTGTGAGCTTGCGGATCAGGTTTCCCATCTTTGATAGGAAAGGCGGACAGGATTAAATCTAACTTTTCATGTATCTGCTTCATTTCATTTTCATCAGACATGGGAAACCTCCTGTGTATTTAATTAAGTATAATCAATCACTTAGGAGGTTTCAAGTTAAACTTTATGCGTACCAGATACAAGGAAGTAATGCAACGTTCTTCATCCGAGCTTCTGCTCCCCCGCTAGCAGCTAATGTATGGCTGTGGGATTGAGAGTCAGTAGTCCCGCTGAATGTGTGCGAGTGTGTGTTGCTAGAAGTCGTTATAGTGGTGGGACCTAAGGATGAGGGGGAACCGCCACCACCGTAAGTGCTACTAGACCCCCCTGTAGGGGAAGCTACAGTGTGGTTGTGTGTATTGCTAGAGGTGGTCCCAGAAAAACTATGGGAATGCTCGACTCCACCCATGGTGTGGTCGTGGCTCTTATTTTCATCAGCTTGATAAGTACCTAACGCACGGCCTACATCATAACCTTTACCCAAGTCTAACCCACGAGGAACTACCCCACGCAAGTCTGGTAGGTTAAAAGTAGTAGAGCCATCCCCAGCTCCAAACACAACACCTATCTTTGCAAACAAAGCTGCATATGTTGATCTGCTTATAGCAGTACCATCAGCCACCAAAGCGTCAACAGGAGGAGTAGCGGCACTGTGAAAAAAGAAACATCCAATTCGTTTATCTTTTTCCCGTAAAGCGGATGATTCTAATGCAGCAAGCCGCGCTTCTAGGTTTCCGTTAATAAGCATAAAGGTCGCTAATGATAGCCACCGACCTGCTTTATAAACATAAGATTTTCCGTTAATTGTTACTTGCTGGTCTTCAGTCGGGTTACTTGGAAAGTTTAACATGAATCAGCCCTCGAATATAAAGTAAATAGTTCCAGCGTCGAATGTATCTGTACCGTTAGTTGTGGTGACCCTGATGTTAGATAGTGTGTTACTTAATACCAACTTGCCACCTCCTCTAAGAGTACCGTTAGCAGTAGAGTCCACCATTTCAATAGAACTGATAATATTCTGCAAATCATCACATATAAACTCAGCTTTCCCTGATACAGAACCTGCTGCGGTCGAGGAAGTTCCGAAAGAAAATCCCGTAGTTTGGGCTACGTTGTTCACTGTTGTTGTGGTGGATTGAAACCCAGTAGAAGTGTACCCAGTAGAGATCACGGTAGCCGTACTGTCAATAGCTCTAAATAACGTTAAGGCAGTACCAGACAGGGATACTCCGTTCAATACTGCTGTGACTTTTTTGCACCAAGTAGGAATGGTTGGACTATCCACAAACACACCACTCAACGTTTGAGGCTTGGTGGTTTGTCGTCTAGCTATGGAGTTCAAATTAATAGTGTCGAACACCTCTACAACATTTTTAACAGTCCATGCTCCAGCCGTATGTTTTAACTGTACTTGTCCCAATACAATGTACGGGGAGTTCGTGACTGCCACTGGAGCGTAAAGCTCATCTGCTGATTTTGCGGATGCTGAAATAGCAGTGGCAGATGTTGTAGTCAAGAATCCGGAATCCAGTCTATTATTAGACTTAATGTTCTGAATTGCAAGGACAGGAGAACCCCCATTGTATAAAGCCACTAACAAACCAGTCTGCATTACTCCGGAAGGAATCCCCAAAGTACAGCCTTGCGGCAAAGTTAAACTCAAGTCAGTTTGGAGATCCACTTCTATGGTAGTACCATCAGTCGCGTCAACTGCTTTGAAGTTTAGGAATTTAGCTGCTTGAGTGAACGTTAGCGCATTCGCAGCAAGAGTTTGAGAAATGCCACCTCGCTTAGTCTTTCTGTTTAATAACGAAGACAAATTATTTACAGATGTAACTAAGTTACTCAGAGTAGTCCCGTTAGTTGTCACTAGCGTTCTTAAAGTATCCGTAACAATGGCAAGGTTGCTGTCTTCTGTTGGGTTGCTGCCTGCTGCGACATTATATACACCACCAACAAAACCCCCAGTGCACTCGTAAACGTTACCAGTAGCTTGATGCCACACTAACTCCGAATTACCTTGGGTAAACTCCGCGCCAGATTCTACAGACCCGCTCAACAAAGTATAACCAATTGATGCTGCATATTGTTGATATAAGAATCGAACTACTTCCGAACCTGACATAACTCCGATAGCTGGGTTATAACACTCAATCCATTGGAAAGAACTTCCATCATCAAAGTAGACAAAGAGAATCCCTATGGTAGTATCCAACCACAACAATCCTGGGGTTGGGGAAGGAGGCACAGTATCAGACATTATAATAGCAGACGCTACCCCATCCGCTTTTCCGACTGCCCACTTACCAGATCCTACTCCACCTGCTGTTGCTGGTGTAGACCCCATGGGGATAACTAAGCCTCCTACAGGATAAGTACCTTGCCATTCGTAATACTGTCCTTCTGCTTCGTAAAAAAGCATTTGGCCGGAAATGACGGTGTTTCCTTTCTCAAAAGAATATTTCCGAGTCTTTCTATATAACTGATAGAATTCATTACGCAATACTGATTTGAGCATACGTAAGTGGTCATCCCCTTGTGATACCATATCACTTGGAGTTGGAAACGCCATGTTTAATTCATCAGTTGTGTATGCAGTCTCAAGCCCCATTGAGTGCCTCCAGTGCTTTGATGCGTTCATTCTGTGTTGTGATAACTTGCTCTAATTTAGCAAATTCGTTCAACGCCCATTTCATGATTTCCTCTGGATTAGCCTTCGCAGGGGGAAGGCTTCTTTTATACTCTTTAATCTCCATTAGTATCGTCCGCCATCAGTAATGTTCAGACTATAACCAGTCACTGTCCAGTCTGTAAGATTATCTGGTTTACTTTGAAAAGCTATCGCAAGAAACTTTTCTGTCATAAATGGATCTAATTTGTAGTCGGTAGCTGGATCATAATCCATCCAATCTGACCAGTCAACTGTTCCATTGTGAACGCTCTGCGTACCGAAACGGATTTGAACAAGACCCCCAATAACTTCAGGATAACACTCAGTTAGGGTTTTGTATAGAGTCCTGTCTACAGTCGGAACACCGTTTTGGTCCTTGCCGTCAAAAGCAATGTTAGTCCGTTCTACATACCCCATCGCTTTCTGCCCTATATACGGTAGGGATAGTATAGGTGGATATGGAGCAGACACTGGCCAAGTAACGCCTCCATATGTAAAGTCGATCCCATCAGATGAAACGTTACCAATATCCCCTGGAGTTAAAGCAATGCCAAAATATAAACTCTTTTCCAAACCACCATTACCAGATGTAATCCAAGTGAATTCATCAGGAATTTCGTCCCACGCTAAATCAGGACTCCATGAGGTGTTGTTGGCCAAGTCTGCCCACGAACCCAGCTGACCAAACAGCGCAGTGTATGAATATTGTCCGCAATAAACAGGAGGCAATTCTCTTATTGTCCACGTATTCTTCCCATAGTTCCAAATTAGAGCTCTTGTGGCATATTCCTGCCCTTTGCGGGGGTAGCAGATCCACAACTGAGTTGAAGCCTCACGATGCAAACAGAATACGTTATGGCGGAACTGGGCATTCCAATCGTTGAAGAAAAACTCACGAACATAACCACGACCCACAGGAGTAACAGATACCCCATTAAAAGTGTAGAGCTCGTTTTGTCCTACAACAAAATGTTCAGTCCCGATAGGCACAACCGAATACGGAGATGCTGCTCCGAAACCATCAACCACCTTATCAAGATTGAATACATAAGTCCCGCCTATGTATCGCATTAAATAGATGGAATCTTCTTTATATATGACTAAAGTATCTGCAAGAACTTCCCCTGCGATAATAGCAGCTTTAGTCTCAGACAGAGCATACGTACCTGCTTTCTGTGCAGGGTCAGTGATGTCCCATTTAGGCAGGGTTCCTGGGTCCGCAACATCAGACCAAAAGACTGTCTGAGAATCATACTGCTGCTCAGCTACGTTGTTGTACCCGAGCCCTACAAGAAAGTTCATAAAAGGCCTAATCAACTTGACACGAACTGAACTAGGCCAGTTTGGAAGATCTTTGAACTTCTCATTTGGACCAATAGGGGCATAGCATTGTGGAACATCACGCCCATTTGTGTAAACCATCTGACCGTGGAAAAAACCACCAGACCATTTATAAGTTGAATCCGCACTATACTGTCCAGAGTCTCTGGTTACTTTTGCGTGGGTTCCTCTATAAACAACATACGCATCAGAATCTGTCAAGTAAACTGCCAAGCGTTGCTTTGCCAAAATTTGCAATAGGTCCAGACGTAAAGGGCTCCCAACCATCTTCCCTATAGATTGTTCAAAGGCATTGGCAGGGGTAACTCCTTTTTCGTTGAACTCAACATTGTAGCCGTTAGTGAAGACGTTCGGCATTAAATCGAACTTCGGTTTATCTAGTACAAGTCCACCAGCATCTAATGATCCAATTTCTACGATAGCCATTATGCACGCTCCATATAGAAGTTGGAATCGGCTTTGGCAACAGACTCATTTCTCAATTCAGCATACGCAGCGGCATAGTCCGCTGTAAACACTTGAAGAGCTCCCTGGTTCTGAATAGCTTGAGCTAAAGCAATTCCTGTTCTGCTCATAAGCACAGAGAAACCATGATCAGTCCACAAGTTTGTTAGGTTGTTAGTCGTTAATTCAGTTGCCCGCTTAATAATGGGAAGCCTGACAGTTGTGCTTTCTGTAGGCGTAGGGTAAAGCCGGATCACATTGCCAAAATAAGAATAAGCCGCTTGCTTCAACTGATCTTCACCGTTGATATGTAAAGTGTCTTCAAAGCTGCGAACAGCAATCCGATATCTATCTTCACTAGCAGGTTTAATAATAATATCAGATTGATCAGTAATTCTTACAAC